GACCTTGCCAAGGTTTAGTTGCGAGTTCGATCCTCGCTGCCCGCTCCACTAAAGGATGAAAAATGAAAAAAATGGATCTGGCCGAAGTGAAAAACTTCATTGAACAACAATCACCATCTACAAAGGTTTACATTGGCGCAGATTCAGAGCGATTCAAGGTCGGTAAACAGTGGTATGCTGATTACACATTGGCTGTCGTTGTTCATATCGATGGGTGCCATGGATGTAAAATTTTTGGTGAGGTCCATAGAGAGCCTGACTACGATCAAAAGAAAAATAAGCCAGCAATGCGTCTAATGAACGAGGTATACAAAGTATCGGAGTTGTTTCAGAGCCTTGCTGATGTGCTTGAAGACCGTCATGTTGAAGTACATCTTGATATTAATCCGAATGAAATGTATGGATCAAGCTGTGTCATACAACAAGCAATAGGATATATCAAGGGTACATGCAACGTGGTGCCTATGGTAAAGCCTAAAGCGTTTGCAGCTTCATATGCTGCTGACAGATTAAAGCACGTCCTCGCGGCCTGATATATCAGGAGTATATTATGGATTGTGTCAAACAATATTCCTCTCTGACATCACCTGAAAGAAGAATGGTATATTGGTATATCGGTGATAAGTGTAATTATCGATGTAGCTACTGTCATGATAGTTTTTACGGCGGTCAGTATGGGTGGCATTCATCTGATGTCGTAAAAACTACCGCAGCAAAGTTAGTAACTGCAGGAGTTCGTAGCATATATTTCTCCGGTGGCGAGCCCGCTTTCCACCCAGAGCTACGAACAATATTGTCTGAAATACCTGACTTTGTTAATATTACAGTGATTACTAATGGTTACAGAGGTGCTGATTATTGGAGAGATATATTTTCTACGAGGAAAAAACTTAGATTGAATCTCTCTTTTCACCATGAACAAGCTGATGTGGAGAACTTCAAACAGCTAATAGATCTAGCAGCATCTACTGGTAAGTATATAACCATTGAAGTAATGATTCCGCGCGGAGACATGTGGCAACCTGTGTTTGATTCCTATCAGATTTTATTTGATCATAGTGAGAAACAAAATCGACCCAACATAAGCGTCTCGCTAAAGTTGTTGTTTCCTAATAGTGTTGATCAAATAGTTGGTAGAGTTAAGGGTATTGATATTATTTCTGAAGGATATACGAAGGAGCACCAAGCGCTTGTTGCCTCTAGTGTTAAGCAAACTCAAACAGGATCGATCGTTAGAGTCTATCGTGATGGTACACAACAAAAAAACAATCGCCCTCAATACCTAATACAATCAAAACAGAACGTTTACACAGGTTGGAGGTGTTATGCTCCTTCACAGATATATGTGATCAATGCTAATGGTGATATCTGGACGGGGCTTTGTGCTCAACATCAAAAAATTGGTAATATTTTTTCATCCTTTGAATTGCCTGAACACGGATCGAATTACATTTGTGAACAGCCCGTATGTACGGGATTCATTGATCTTTTTGCGACTAAAGAGCGGATGATAACATAGAAACATGAACGACGACAAACAACTGCTGTGTGCAACGTTAAATTTTCCTGAATTTGATAAACAAAAAGCTGTTGCTGAGTTTAAACAGGTGCCCGATCAATATTGGTTTTACGATGCATATAGACATACATCGATGTTACCTATCATGACCATGGGAGGTATGAGCGGTATGGGTGGTGCTTCTAATTTTAGAGAAAAGCAACCATATCAGTGGTTACCATACGTACCTGAAGTACTAACTCACTGGTTTGATCAATACGTATTTCCTTGGATGGGTATGCGCGCTCGTATCAGTTTACTAAAAACTCAACCAAGCCAAGTGAACAATGTTCATATTGATTGTTCACCCCAATCGTTTAATCAGCGTCAACATAAATTCCGTGTTGTTCTTCAAGGCCGTACTGATACACTTTATTTTATTACAAAGTCTCATAACAAGTTTGCGATATACAACACGGATAAACCGTTCATTATGGATGGTAGTTGGCCGCACGGTATGGATAATTTTACAACTGAAGAAAAGTATACAATTGCAGTCGGTGCACCGTGGAACGGTAAGGATACCTATGATAATATTTTGAGTTCAGTATCCTTGGACCGACAGATACATATGCCAGAGGACTATGAAAAATATTTTGATCCTATGTATAACAAATGATACTGACACCACATACCCTTTTATTTTTTCAAGTAGTAGCACATCTGTCTATTATACCAATGTTAATCTATGGTAACATATACCATTGGATTGGTGCAGTTGTTGTTTACTTCTTCACCGGATCAATTGGCATGTCCGGAACGTTCCATCGCTTGCTATCACACCGATCTTACCAGGCACCAGAGTGGTGGCATAGATTTGGATCAATTTGTGGAACGCTAGGAGGAACCGGATCTACACTTTCGTGGGTAGCTACTCACCGTGAACATCATCGGTTCACTGATACGGAAAAGGATCCCCACTCACCACAGCATCATAATGTGTGGTGGGTACAGTTTCTTTCAATGTATCATCCTGTACACCTCAAATATGTGCCTGATTTGCTACGTAGTAAATTCCATCAAGCACTACACAAATACTATTGGCATATACACTTGGGTTATGCAGCCATTCTTCTTGTTGTTACACAATCGTGGTTCAGTTTAATTTATTTGTGGTTGTTTCCTTCGTTCATACTGTGGCACGCAGGTAGTTTCATAAACACAGTAAGTCATTTATGGGGAACACAGCCAAATAATACAAAGGACTATAGTACAAATAATGTGTTACTAGGGTATTTTGTATGGGGGGAAGGTTGGCACAACAACCATCATGCAGATCCAGGTAACTATGAGTTTGGAAGAACGCGTAGCCAGTTAGACATAACAAAACATATTATTAATATTGTGAGGCTTAAATGACAGAAGAAGAAAAACAATTTTTGTTTCGTCTTTATGCGTTACTCGTATGTGGTAAAACATGGGAAGCAAAACATTTAATTGGTGTTCACTTGGGTCTGGAAGATTCGGAGGACTTCAATTTTAACGAGTCGTTTGAAAGTACTTGAAATGCTATCTCCGCATGACTTGAAATTTGATTATAAACTTTTTGGGTTAGGATATTTTCCTCAGCAGATGTTTATAGATCAGAATAGTACAGCAACTATTTACTATGCCCTCCAGTCGAAAAACAACACATACATCCCTTCGGAGATATATCCTGAGATTACAAGGTGGCTTAAGTTCTTAGGCAGTAGCACTCGTCTTGGTAATACAGTAGAAAAACATATTGATTGGTGGTGGAGTGAAGACGTTATCAAACGTATAAAATCTTTTTCAAGCTGTAACGTTTTACTTGAAGGTGCTATACCAGAAATCACCCCAAATAAAAAAAGATTGTTCACTCACAATCACCCACCTCGTCATGGTAAAGATAAACACTTGGTTTGTACTTTTGTAACTCCAATATATGTTGAGACGGAGATAAAAGAATACTTTCGTTATAGTGATTTGGAAAAGATAGGATACGTATCCCCGTCAGAAGAACAAATTATACAAACAGCCCGTTCTTTTACTGATATGTGTAAGAAGTTTGCGCACGTATACAGTCACAATTTTGATACTTTAAGACTCACCGAGTGGCGCCATCATCAGTTTCCTCAATTTAATGAAACACTACGAATAGACTTCCAAGCTGAAAGGTTTGTTCATTCTGTTGAGGGCTACACTCACAACGTGTTCCTATGTCTGCAGTTTAATGATGTAGAGTATATTAACAAAGCGGATGAAAGAGATATATCCTTTGAAACAATTAGAAATCCAAATCTTTTCTAACGGTGAAATAAAAGAGGAACTTGCTGCGCTCCCTCGTTATTTTGAACGATATGATACAATGGGAGGTATCAATAATCGTCATCTCCCAAAGTTTGAGGAAAAATTTTCTCGTCTAACGGGAAGAACAGCTACTGCTATCAACGGATGCACAAATGGAATATACCTTGCTTTGAAGAGATTGGGTTTGCAAGGTGACCCTGTCCTTGTTCCACCAGTAACCTTCTTCGGTGTTGGTGCTAGTATCTTGAAAGCTGGAGGGATTCCTGTTTATACGAGAACGACGCCTGATGGGTTGATGGATGTTGATAGTTGTTTTGAGGCGCTCGATCAACGTTTCTTTGGAAAGTTACCTAAAGCGGTTATCCCTTGTCATATAAACAGTAGATTCAACGACTCTAGACGGTTGAACGGTTTGATTGAGGTGATTGAAGATGCGGCATCTGCATTCGGTACGAGAACACCAGAGGGTGAGTGTATTGTAAGTTCTACAAACAATATCTCTATTATTAGTTTTAGTTATGGTAAGCCTTTAACAGCTGGTGAAGGTGGTCTGATGTTTAGTAATGATGAGACATCGAGGTGGATCAAGGGACACAGATACTGTGGTTTAGAGAACATGGACGGGATGTACGGGTATGGGGTGTTTAACGTCATTGAGCCGGACTTGAAATTCCCATACCAGGCCGTAAGCGCTATGTTGATACTGGAAAAGCTCAAACGGTTTGATAGTCAACTGACACGTAGACGAGAAATTGCAAAGTTCTACGATCAACAATTCGGTAGACGCAATCAAATTGAACTGTATCAAAATGGTAATCAACTAACATATATGTTGATATCCAATCACCGTGATATGATACAATCAAAGCTGAATGAAGCGGGCATAAAAAGTTATTACAACCACCGACCGATGTATAAACTTGATGCGTTTAAGAACTACCCCGGCGTTGACAATTTTAAGGAAACAACAGAAGATTACTTCGACAAGGTATTACATATACCGTGCCGACATGATTTATCAGATCAAGAAGTTGAATATATTGCTGAAACTGTGGGGAGTGTGTTGTGAAGAGTTATAACCGGGAACTGTTTGATGATTTGTGGTTTGAGGAATCAAAGCCACATCTTATCCGCGCATTTGATGAGTTTCGCCCTCGCTCTGCTTACCTCTCAAACAATCTAAAGATTGAAGATAACAACGTAGCTTCTTTACGCGAAGAGGAGAAACCAAATATACTTTCATACCCCACTAAATTTTGCCCTGATGAATTGCAAGGTGTAAACTCGTTTCATGATATCTTTGCAACAAACAGCAAGTATGAAACAATTGTTGAAAAATTAAAGTGGGTTGAGGATTATATTAGTGAAAGAATTGTATCTGCAAAGGCAACGTTTCTGACGTTTAGTACAAATGTAAGTGGAGCGTCACTAGGTGTGCAACACCTCCATCCATTGATGAACCACGACAGATGTGATGTATCTACTTTTGGTATTCCGCTTTATGTAAAACAAGACTCTCCAGCTCCAGGTTTCTTCTACACAAGCCAGGAGCATACCTTTCCAACAAGGTGGTACATAGATTACAAAAGAATTAAAGCTCAAAACTATAAGTACGCTTCTTTTCAATTACCGTTGAATGATAAGATTCTCAATCTTAGGTTTGACGGGACGCGTAGCCCACATTACATAGACTATAAAGATCATGTATATGTTTGGTTCGTTTTCGACGGCGTTGTTTACAAAAACCCCTTTGATCAACCTGTTGGTAAACAGTTTATTACAGAGCTATTATGAGGATTAAGCGTACCTTCTTTTACATAAGAAAGAACACCGATGTTCCGTTCTTTCATGAGAGATATAATCCCGACTATTGTGAAGAAATGTCTGAAATAGCCAAACGGATTGATAGTAGTTTGTCTTTTGAGAGTGGGCAAGTAAATGAGAGGATCCATTACTTCAGTCTTTTCCACTCACACGATGATCATGATTTGTTTAAATTAGTCACACATAATTTATATTATGAAGGTGATCTTAAAGAATCTTTCAAAGAATCGATGCGGTATACAAAGAAACATGAAATAGCATTTGCTCTTGGTATTTCTAAGTTAGATCACCCACCCCATAAAACCTATGACTTGTGGGAATTCTGTAACCACAAACCCACAGACGAAGTTTTTATCGATGCTACACCCAGACAAAAAATAGCACTTCAACTTTTTAATGCGACGGTTGCAGAACCCAACTTTCTCTACATAATTAACTTCTTTGACTACTTGCATAATGTCAAACATGTTCAAGTAAAGATGTTAGATGTGGAACCTGATTTCTGGGAACAGATGTTTACTAGACAAAAGCCCTTGTATCCAACTTTCTTAGAAGATAAACAAGAGTACAATAGCCGACATAACATCGAACAAAGCACTACCTTAATAAAAGGTCTAACCGATAATCAAGTGTACAATTACAATACAAAATTTGTTACTAAATACATTTCCTCCGACCTCCATAACCTCTCACTGCCCGTTCTTATATGAAAACAAGAAAACAACTTCCTCGCTTTGGATATCTTACAAACATTCATATTGATGTTGAGCGGATTTTATCGCACCTACGAGAGAAAAGGTTACTTGACTGGAATGTCTACAACGACATAAAGGTTAGTGCTAATAGTAAACACAAAGACTTTGTAATCTCGAATGAGTTTTGTAAAGATAATTTTTTCATCGAAGATGGTGCTCAAATGATGGAAGGCGAGTATTACCGCCAGCTGTATCTAACAGACTTTGATGAGACAAAGCGTAGTGGAGAAGTACAGTTGCAGCGCACCAATATTTTTAAACGGACAAGACGATTGGATCCAGACAAATCGGATTATTTACCCGAGGCTGATGAATTAAACTATGGTGTACGTAATCAGCACGTCAGTGGTCCTCTTGTTGAGGTTCTTGATACGTTCAAGGGAAAAATCACACGAGTGAGGTTAGCTTTTTTGAAAGATCGATTTGAAATCAAACCACACGTCGACTACGATCCTTCTTACATCACTAGATTTCATATTCCTCTAATAACAAACACAGATGTTCGCTGTCATATGTTACGTGGTGAAGATATTGCTGATGTACACTTGCCAGCTGATGGTCGTGTCTATTTCTTCAATTCAGGATTGAAGCACTGGGTCAAAAACAATAGCGATCATTGGAGATTACACTTAATAGTAGACGTGCATGGACAGCAGGACTTAGAGTATCTTGAAAACCTAGTGTTTTAATCACCTACCATTGTTCGGGAAAGACAACGTCGTGCTGCATTGGCATTCTTATTCCCGTATACGCTTTTTCCGCTTGATCTAACTTGCTAATAAAAGACGTGTTGATTGGATTGTTGTTTTCAGCATCAAGTAACCAGGCTGATCCCCACATGTGAATTCTATCTGTATCCGATGGGTTGATAAACCTGTGTGCATGTTTCGAGTTAAGTAACCATAACCGGCCAGGATTAAAATGTTGACTGAAAACTACTTCTGGTGCCTTACTCCAGTCAGCGATTTTGCGAAGTTTTCTTGGATCCATTGGACCAACTTGTGCAAGGACACTTTCATTGGTTTGAAATGCAATGTGGAAGGTTATCTCGCAGCGTTGGTCATAATAGTGTGTATGCCAGCCAACATCTTGATATGAGTGAAGGACGCTAAAACGACAGCGACCGGGAAAATCAAGCAGGTTAGCAAGATAAGATGTGAGTGTGGGAACCTGTTTACTAAATTCTGTTGGTGAAGTTTGCTGAAAGAACTGAGGAATCAAATGTTTATGATCTTCCTCGTGTGCTAAGCAACTATGACAAAAAGCTGAAATAGATGGTAATCCGTTGTAATCGTACACACCTAACACACCCAAATTCAAATACAAATCGTTCGTTGCATTTTTACTATGCATTGGTTCAAGCACTGAAGCAACATTTTCAAATGCATCGATTGCTTCCTGTTGCATCGGTGCAAAGTTCGGTACAGGTCCTAGATCAATGAAAGGGATTTGTGCTAGTCGTTTGTAGAGATCAACGACATATTCTTTCGTATACATAATAACTCCTTGTGTTGTTATATATGGTGGTTAGGTGAGGAATAAAATGATGGAATTTGACATATCAAAATTTTACATGCGACATTCATATCTCAAAGACAATCAAAGTATTGACTTCTTTGCTGATTGTTGTCAACGATATGCAGACAAAGGTGGAAGACATGCTGAAAACTATCAGGAAAGTCGCATAAGAAGTATCATTAACCGTGGACGTGTGGATCAAGGTGTGATATACCTTTACTACGGCGATGATGTTGCAGCGTTCACAGGGTTAGAATCTTATAACGATAAAGAAGCGTTGATGGCTATTAGGGTTTGTGTATATAATCCGTCACCCGTTCCGTATAGTACCTTTTTTCTTATGCCAAAAGTTATTGAGATTGCTAGAGAAAAAGGATACAAATATGCTGGTGCTTCAGTTAATGAACAGAACAGGTATTTTGTTAAACTAATGCAGAAGGGTAAACGGACCTTTAATGGTACACCATTTGAGCCCTTCAAACATTTAATCCAAGAAAGTTTAGACAACATTGTTGTCGGTGAGAAGCAAATGTATAATGGTGTCGAACAACAATTTTACTTTATAAAAGTGTAGCATGGATTTTTTACCAACTAAAACTCTTAAAGATTTCCAACGCGAGATAGAGCAGTTAGCGTTTGAGAAACGAATTGAATTTATGGAAGCTGTATTGCTTTACTGTGAGCAGACAGGAATGGAAATAGAAACAGCAGGCAGTCTTATTCGAACGAGTGCAAAGATGAAAGCACGGATCCAAGACGAAGCTGAAGCTCTCAACTACTTTCCCAAAACAGCTAAACTCCCAATCTAATATGTTCGCTTTGAAAATGGATGCATTTGAGGCTTACAAACAATACCTTGCATTGAAAAGTCACTTCACAACGAAGACATATGATTATTTCAAATACAATGGTGCTGTAAAAGCTAGACGTGATAAGTTTGAAGTTCGTAATGACAAATACTTTTTTCACAAACTATCAAAACACAAAGATCTGACGAACTATCTCGTTGCCTTGTTTGTATACGGTAGCAAGGATACATGGGTAGGGGACCTTGTTCGTAACGAGGAATCCGAACGTCTATACAAGAAATGGTTGAGGGTTAAAGAGTCGTTGACATATGTGTTTATGAGCGACTTGGAAAAGTTCAACGACGATCTAGTGAGCAGCTTTGTTGTTGTTGACGGTCAACACCCTCATGCATTAAAATTACTGCTTAGTGAACAAATCCATCTGGAGACGTTCATTATTCTTAACGACATTATGAGGTTCACTCCCACGTGGAACAGGGAGATCAAAGATCAAACTGTTTGGCCTGAAGTACGGCAAAGATGCAAGAAGTATCATCCGTTCCTTCAGTACGATAGGGAAGCGCTAAAAAATATTGTTGTTGACAAGTTTAACCTGACGAGGTAAGATAAATACTTGTATCGTTATGATACTGTGGACACATCTTAATACGTTTTATACAATTCACACAAGGAAATACAAATGGATTTTAAATCTCTCAAAAAGGCCAGTGGCGCCTCCTCTCTTGCTAGCCTGCACAGCGCTGTAGAAAAACTAGCAACACCCTCAAACAAACCTCAAGATGACGACCGTATGTGGCGTCCCGAAGTCGATAAGGCTGGTAACGGTTATGCTGTTATTAGATTCCTTCCCGCTCCTGGTGGTGAAGATGTTCCTTTCGTTCGTTTGTTTGATCACGCTTTCAAGGGTCCTGGTGGCTGGCTGATCGATGGCTGCCTTACTTCTGTTGGTGAGAAGTGTCCTGTCTGCGAGCACAATAGTGCTCTGTGGAATACGAACACAAAAGAGAATCAAGAAGTTGTTCGCAACCAGAAGCGTAAGCTGTCGTTTATCAGCAACGTATACATCGTCAAGGATCCTTCACACCCCGAGAATGAAGGTAAAGTAATGCTGTTTAAGTACGGCAAGAAGATCTTTGATAAGCTGAATGCAGCGATGAATCCGGAGTTTGAAGATGAGACTCCACTCAATCCGTTTGATCTTTGGAGTGGTGCTAACTTCAAGTTGAAGATCCGTAAGGTCGATGGTTATTCAAACTACGATAAGTCAGAGTTTGAGAGTCCCAGTGCTTTGTTTGAGGACGATGACCAGATGGAAGCTATTTGGAAACAGGAATACCCGCTTCAGTCGTTCCTTGATCGTAGCAAGTTCAAGACATACGATGAAGTTCGTAATCGTCTACAGAAAGTTCTTGCTTTGTCAGAAGGTGTAGGCCAATCTTCCGCTCCTTCTCGTCGTCAGGAGATGTTTGAAGAAGAGCTGGCTCCTCCGCCGCGTGCTACAGCACCAAAGCCCGCACCTGCAAAGGAAGCGTTGCCGTGGGATGATCAGGAAGATGATGATCTCGCAATGTTCCAGCGACTAGCTGACGGTAATTAACTAGCTCCGACCATGGGCACAGGCTGTCTTTGTGCAACCTGTGTTCCTGGACCTGGTCCACCGCCGTTAATAGCAACAACAGTTATTTTACCAGATGCATCTTTCACTTGTTTTGATGTTGCTGCTTGTATAGAGTAGTCATTTAGGTTAGCACCGACAACACTACCTGCCTGGCCGATAAATTTACCCGCTTTTTCATATTGCTGTCGAAGGTTACTTCCCTGTACAAGGAAATTTGCTGTATTCTTACCTCGGCCAGCGATAGTAAGCAAAACATCTCTTAACTCGTTGTCAACGTCACCACGTTGCAACGCATTCATTCTCCGTACAAATTGATCTTTTGTACCTCTACCGCCAGGTATTGAGTTCTTCCACATGTAAGCTAGCGCCGCTGCGCCAGCTGTCTCTGGATCAGATACTAGTTTGTCTGGATTTCCTTCAATATCCTGACCAATCTCACTTCCAACAGATCTATAATTGGTTCGACCTGTAATTCCGATGTAGCCTTTACCTCTATATCTCCATCCGTCTCCCTTTTCCGGATTCATTCGGCCGAATTTTCTCAACTGTTCAGCGACGTTTTTATCTTCTATGTTTTGAGCAGCTTGTAGTAGTTCGTAACCACCATAAACCAATTCAAAGAAGTTTTGATCACCTTTAGCTAACTCTGCTTTCAACTCTGCTTGTGTGAATCCTTTTTCACCTTTACCACGAGCAATAGCCTTTACACCACCAGGTCCTAACTGAGGGAAATTCCTAAAAAAGTACGTTAAATCACCGCTGTTGATGTTGCTCATCCACATGCTTGCACCATACTCTGTGATGAGAGGATTCAATCCAGACTCTTTTGCTGCAGCAGATATCAGAATAGCTTTTGCGTAAGGATTAGTAATGCCAAATTTTTCCATAACCCTTACCATAGCAAGGGCTCGTTCTCTAAACTGTCCACTACCTTGTACGTTCACACCTCCTGCTGCAGATCCACCTCCAGCTGCAGGTCTTGGCGCAGCCGGCGCAGCCGTGGCAGGAGGTCTTGTGGCTGCAACGGGTGGTGCACCACTTGTAACAAAACCACCACTGCCACTTGTAACTGGCACACCGCTGCCAGACATGACAACGTTCGGTGGTGGTGCTGCACTTGGAGCGTCGCCACTAAACGATTCAGGCATATCCTCCGAAGGTATCGGTGGCGCGTTTGACATGATTCTCGTGTGAGGTTTGTCATCAGCACCCCATGGGAAGTGCACGCCATATGTTGCTAAGAGATCACGCCACTCTTTATTACCCCAGCCAGGAGAAATGTCAATCTCTGCTAACTCTAAGTGAGCATTATGTTTGCCGTTACCTGGTACATTGTATTCAACACCTTTGTAAACAATCTTTTGCGGTGTTTTTGGTAACGAAGGCATGGAAATATCTGGCTCTTTTAAAATTGCGCCGCGTACGTATAACTGTGCTTGATATGCATCAGATCTGTATGCCGAGTTGATATCAAGACGTTTACCCCACTTTTTTGCAGCAGCATATATTCTTGCAATCAACTCTGGCTTTGCTTGAGAAAGATCGGCCCGGGGACCTAATATTACATTTCTCGGAGCCTTGTAATGAGCCTCTTTTCGCACCGGTGTACCTTGACCTGTAACCTTAGGACCTTGATCGTCTGTTTTATCCTTATGTGGATTTTGTTGTTGTGACGCTCCTGGTGAAGAAGAGGCTGCGGCTGGTCTTTGAGCAGGCGCAGCAGCCGCTGCAGGTCTTGCAGGCGCAGCAGCCGCTGCAGGTCTTGCAGGCGCAGCAGCCGCTGCAGGTCTCGCAGGCGCAGCAGCCGCTGCAGGTCTTGCAGGCGCAGCCATTGGCCCAGTAAATACATGCTCTTGAGCTCCCCAGCTTGATCTTTGTGCAGGAGCAGCAACTGGTTTAGCCTGTGCAGCTAGTTTTTGCAAACGCTCTAAACCACCAAACGCTTGGACATCTCTTCGTTTGCCTGGCGAATCGGGTTGATCGAGTATCGCTTTTGCACTTTCAGGAGAAATCTCAGCACCATACTGTGCATTCATTTGTCTGAATGCGGTCTGTGCCCTTCCTCCTTGACCTTGAGCAAGTCGCTCTCCAAGCTGAGTTTCACGAGCGACCCTACCAGCTTGGTAAGCTCCTGCGGCAAGGGCTACAGGAGCTGCTGCAGCAGATAATACACGACCAGCAACCTGGGCGCCACCACGTATAGCAGCTTGTCTAGCTGCTTGATTAGCAGCTTGTTGTGCGACAGCAGCACGTTGAGCTGCCTGCTGTGCTACTTGCTGAGCTCTAACTGCGGCCTGTTGTGATGCTTGTGCAACTCTTTGTCTGTATGCAGAACCGGGAGCGGAAGGACCAGAGGGAGCCCTTTGTAAACGTCTTGGTGGTTGTCTATCCGGTGCTTGTCTTTGTGCTGTTGTGGGTGGGTTTTGTCGACCACCAGAAGGTACTCCTGCAGGAACGCCGCCTCCACCACCTCCACCCGTCGAAGGGACACCGCCTCCGCCTGTTGATGGGATACCTCCACCTCCACCCGTCGAAGGGATACC